CGGACTCGCCTTATCAGGAAGAAACTCAACCACAGGATATTAATCCCGAAGTGGAGACTGCTCAGAATGACAGTCAATTGGAGCGCTTTCTCGACAGTGTCAATGTCGCTGAAGACATCGAAGAAGAGAAGCTAGTTAAAATTGGGTCTGATGTTCACGATGGGTATACAACGGATAGGCAGTCTAGGACCGAATGGGAAAAACAATACGAACAGTGGTTGAAGCTGGCGATTCAGGTCCGGGAAGACAAACAGTTCCCTTGGCCCAACGCCTCGAATGTAAAGTTCCCGCTGGTATCTACTGCTGCTATGCAGTTTGCAGCCCGAGCGTATCCTACATTGATTCCTTCCGATGGACGAGTTGTGAAAGTCGTAGTTGTTGGTGCCGATCCCCAGCAAGAGAAAGCTAAACGGGCTGAACGTGTCTCCAAGTTTATGTCTTATCAGGTTCTTAATGATATGGACAACTGGGAAGAAGACATGGACAAACTCCTGTTCATGCTCCCGATCACTGGCACAGTATTCAAGAAGACTTTCCACGACCACTCCACAGACAAGAACTCCTCGGTTCTGGTTGATCCTAAGAATCTGGTAGTGAACTACTGGACTAAGGACTTGGATAAGTCAGAGAGAGTTACGGAGATTCTCTGGAAGACCAAACGACAAATCACAGAGAATCAACGTCTGGGATTGTATCTGGAACAGGACTTACCTGATCCTCGGGTGTACGATGAGGGCAAAGACAACAGCAAAATGTCTACCCCCACAGGACAGCTAGATGACACAACCCCGTACATGCTTCTGGAGCAGCACTGCTACCTTGACTTGGATGACGATGACTACCCCGAGCCTTACGTTGTTCTGATTGAAGAACAATCCAAAAAGGTTCTCCGGATAACTCCTCGGTACGCCAAGGACTCGATCAAAGCAGAGGGAAAGAAGATTCAGAAGATTGAAGCTCTGAACTTCTACACTAAATATGAATTTATTCCGAACCCTGATGGTGGGTTTTACGGTATTGGTTTCGGCTATCTCCTCGGGCCTCTTAATGATAGTGTTAATACTCTCATTAATCAGCTTGTGGATGCCGGAACACTTAATAATCTGCAATCCGGTTTCATCGGTAAGGGGTTGAGATTAAAGATGGGCGACGCGCCCTTTAAGCCCGGTGAGTGGCGTCCTGTCAATGCTACAGGCTCCGACATTAAGCAACAAATCTTCCCACTCCCGACTAAAGAGCCTAGCGCCGTTCTGATGAAATTGTTGGAACTTCTGATCCAGTCCACCAAAGAACTGGCTAGTGTTGCTGAAATCTTCACTGGCAAGATGCCGGGGCAGAACACTCCGGCAACCACTACGATGGCTACGGTTGAGCAGGGCATGAAGGTATTCACGGCTATTTACAAACGTATCTACCGTGCGCTGTCTAAAGAATTTAAAAAGCTGTACCGTTTGAACTACTTGTATGTTGATCCTCAAACCCAGACCGAGATTCTAGATGAGCAGATCGGTCCGGAAGACTTCACATCCAAGGGCTACGACATCTGCCCGGCCGCCGATCCCAATGCGTCTTCGCAACAGGAGAAGTTGCAGAAAGCTCAAGGACTGATGGAGTTGCTGCCTTCTGGGTTACTCAATCCGCAGGAAGTTATTATTCGGATGCTGGCTGCTCAAGAGCAACCGGAACCCGAGAAGCTTCTGGCTCAAGGCCCGCCCCCACCTGATCCTAAGATGCAGGAAATGCAGATGAAGATGCAGATGGAGCAGCAAAAAGCTCAGGTTGGAATGCAGGCTCAACAGCAGAAAATGGAACTTGAAGGGCGCAGTTCCCAACAAAAGCTGGCGATGCAGGCCCAACAACACCAACTGGAAATGAACAGTAAAGCCCAACTGGCTAAACTGGAAGCTGCAAAACAGGAACACAACCAGAAGATTTTCATGGCCGACGCCCAGACTAAGTTGGCTGCTAATCAGGCCCTACAGGGGCAAAAAGTTGTTCATACACAGGAGATGAATAAATTACAGCAGAACAATATGAAGAGTGGAAAAGCCACCCCGGCACCCAAGAGTTCTTCGAAAAAGTAGGTAACAGTATTCGGGACATTACGGAAGTTTTGTCCCAGACTGCTGGGCTAGACTCAGCGCAAGATAGGTTTCATGCAGGGTTAGTGTACGCCCTACGTGAGATCACAGACATAGAGTTCGTTCGTTAGGAGAATAGATGGCATTAACCCCTTGTGGTCACCGAATCCTTATTCGGCATGATAAACTTGAAGATATTGATGATACATTCAAAGCTGCAAAGAGTGCAGGTATCCATATCCCCAAAGAGTTTAAAGAGGTTCGCATGGAGCAAAACGCTGTAGACAAAGGCGTTGTGGTGGCTGTTGGCGATACCGCATGGAAGGATTTTGGCGGAACCCCGTGGTGTACTGTAGGCGATTATATTGCTTTCTCGAAGCACGCTGGCAAGTACATCGAAGACCCAGAGACAAAAGAAGAATTCGTTCTTCTTAATGATGAAGATATCGTGTGTGTGATTAAAGGTGCGAAATAATGAGTGATCAAATTGATCAGGAACAGGCTCCTGACGTAAATCCGATTGAAGCGCAAGCCCGTGAACAGGGTTGGACTCCCAAAGAGGAGTTTGAAGCTAACCCGGATAATGCTGGAAAGAAGTGGCGAGATGCCGAAGAATTCGTAGATCGTGGTGAACTGTTCTCCAAGATTGATGAGCTTTCCCGCAAATACAAAAACACTCAGAAGACACTAGATCAACTGAACGACCATCACAAAAAGGTCAAGGATGCCGAGTACCAACGAGCACTGGCTACTCTAAAAGCCCAGAAAAAGGAAGCCCTCGAAGAGGGTGACGCGGACGCGCTGATCGAGATTGATGATCGAATCGCGGACGTTAAGGCAGCTCAAAAAGTTGAGCGTACTACTCAGGCCGATCTGCCTGAAGAACTTGAACAGTGGATTGGTAAGAACCAATGGTATGAGACTGATAAGGAAATGGCTGAGGATGCGGATGCTATCGGCATCGGTTACAAAGCTAAGAATCCTTCCCTGAGTCCCGCCGACGTGTTATCGCACGTTGAGAAGCAAATTAAAAAGCTTTATCCAGAGAAGTTCACTAATCCAAACCGGCCCAAGGCTGGTGTAGAATCTCCGTCCACGAGAGGGACATCAAAATCTTCTAGCTATCAGTTGACTGAAGATCAGGAACGAGTTGTACGAAACTTTGAGCGCAACGGAATTATGACGCGCAAGGAGTACATTGCAGAACTCAAAGCCTTAGAGGCGAAAGGTAAGTAATATGGCAGAAACTAAACGTGTGCGCAGAACACCAATTAACGGTTCACGTAACAAAATCCCGGCGGTTAAAAATCCCGATCCGGATTACGTGTACCGATACGTATACGACAATCCCAATGATAATCGAGTAGCAGAAATGCAAGAACTCGGTTACGAGGTTGTTGATTCTAATAAGACGCAAGTTGTTCAGACCAAACGAGTAGCGGACCCATCAGCCCTAGGCTCCCAAATCACAGTACCCTCTGGATCAAATAAGTTAATTCTTATGAAGCAGAAGAAAGAGTATTTTGAGGAGGACCAGAAGGCCAAGATGGATCAGGTGAAAGAGATGGAAGGGACAATGAATGCGCCTGTTGAAGGAAGCTACGGGAAGATTGAAATCACCCGGTAAACTTCCTTTTTATAAGGAAATGAAATGGCAAACACATCTCGTGTTAACGGCCTTCGGGTCGTAAAGCACCTGAACGGCTCGCCTTACAACGGTCAAGCGAACATTTATTATGTCGCTTCGGCCGGTGACGAAATTCTCGTCGGCGATCCAGTTAAAATTGGTGGCGCTGCGGATGCTAACGGTATCCCCGGCGCAGACCTGTGTGGTGTCTCCGACGTGCCTTTGGGCGTTGTTGTTGGGGTCTACCACTCTAAGTTTGATCCTGCTGGTAAAATGAACTCCGGCTCTACGGCTCTTGACCTGCCTGCCGCGACTCAAATCGCTGCTTCGGGTACAGGGTATATTCTGGTGGCAGATTCGCCGGACGTTGTAATGGAAGCTGAAACTTCCAACGGCACAATTGCGCTGGCGGACATTGGCCTGAACGTGTCGCATGCTCGTGCGGCCACTACTTCGGCCACTACATCCAGCACTGTTACAATTGACGCTGGTACTGAAGCTACGACTTCTACGCTTAACTTCCGTTTGCTGGGGTTTGTGCAGCGTCCGGACAATGAGTTTCCCGCCGCTTCGGCGCGGGTTCTCGTTGGCTTTAACCGCCATCAATTTGGCTCTGTTGGTACTACGGGTATCTAAGGAGAAATTATGTCTATTATTACTAGTGGCTCCTTCGCTAAAGCTCTCTGGCCCGGAGTTAATAAATGGTTCGGTCAAGCGTACGATGAATATCCCGTCGAGTGGACCGCTCTCTTTGAGCAGAATAAATCCAGCCGGCCATTTGAAGAAGATGTCGGTACGTCGGGTCTTGGTCTTGCGGTAGTTAAGGCTGAAGGCGCTCCGGTAACTTTTGATACCTCGCGTCAAGGCTTCACGACTCGCTACCAGCACGTTGTGTACGCCCTCGGGTTTGTTGTTACCCGTGAAGCGTTTGAAGATGACCAGTATGACATCGTTGGGAAGAAGCGTGCGCAAGCTTTGGCCTTCTCGATGCGTCAGACCAAGGAAATCGTTGCTGCTAACGTGTACAACCGTGCTTTCAGCACATCGTACCTTGGCGGTGATGGCTCCTCGCTGATTGCTTCTGCTGGTGGTGGTGGCTCGTCTACTCACCCCAACGTCGCTGGTGGTACTTACACCAACGGGGTGGCAGTTGCTGCGGACCTCTCGGAAGCTTCTCTTGAGCAAGCCTCGATTGATATCCAAGGTTTCACGAATGATCGTGGTCTTAAGATCGCTGTTGTTCCTAAGAAACTTGTTATTCCCTATCAGTTGGAATTCGAGGCCACTCGTATCCTGAAGACTGATGGCCGTGTCGGTACTGATCTTAATGACATGAACGCGGTGAAGATGCTTGGCATCATCCCGACCATGGTTAAGACCCACTACCTGACCGATCCGGATGCGTGGTTTATTCTGACCAACGTTCAGGATGGTATGAAGTACTGGGAGCGTCGTGCTGATGCTTTTGATACTGATAATGACTGGGATACTGAGAACGCTAAGTTCAAAGCCTCGGCCCGTTACTCGTTTGGTTGGACCGATCCGCGCTGCATCTACGGCTCGCCCGGCGCTTAATAGGAGGTAGGATATGGCTGTACGTCCTCTTCAAGTTATTACGTCAACCACACCCCCGGCGCTCGACATCCTCACCAAAGTGGTTCAGGTCACACGATCTGATACCACTGCGTTTGATGCTTTCGTTCTGCCAAAAGGTGCGGTAATCTGCGGTGCTTACATCGCAGGGCCTGTAGCTTCGAATGCTGCCACCACGGCCATTATCGATGTTGGGACTAATCCGGGAACAGCGGATGAAATCATCGACAGCTTTGATGTCAAAACTGCTGCTACGGGTAAAACCTACTCAGCGGCTGGTGGTGCTGTAGGCGCTAGCATGGGCACACAGATCACGGCAGACACCCTGTACAAAGCCCGCTACGCGGAAACTGGCACAGCGTCGTCTACGGGTGGTCCGTGGCTGGTTAAAGTGGAATACTACATCCCTCAACAGGGTTTTAGTTTCTAATTAGTTGAAAATCTAAAGGGGTAGTTCTGGGGATTCTCGGAGTTACCCCTTTTTTTTGTTAAAGGAATAAAATGCGCCCCACCTCAGTAACACAAACGAATGCGGGTTCTACCGCATGGATTCCTGTCGATTGGAGGTCTAATCCCTTCAATCTTTCTTTTGGCTGTGTAGTTGTTAGCGGCACCCCCACTTATAAAGTGGAACACACATTTGACAATGTACTTGATCCTACGGTAACGCCTACTGCGTTTACCCACGAATTCATAACCGCGTCTACTGCAAGTGACGACGGTAACTATGCGTTCCCTATTACGGGAATGCGCTTAACTGTTTCTAGCGGTACAGGAGTAGTAACTATGACTGTACTCCAACCCGGAAGCGTCCGATAATGGCACTGACTACACAACAGAAAGCTACCCTCAAAGCGTTCATTGAAGCCGACCCGGTGATGTCGGCGCAACTCCCCGGAAGCTCTGGGTCTTATCCAATAGCTGCGTTACTGAACGCGGAGGCATCCCCCTCATTTGTAGTCTGGAAAACTTCTGTAAGTATTGACGAAATCATGCGTAACGGCATGGATTGGGCGCGGGTGGACAACTTGTCTGTCGGTAAAGCCCGTATATGGGATTGGCTGGGCAGGCTCGGCACAATCAACGCCAGCAAAACAAATGTCCGCGCAGGCATTGATGCAGCATGGGTAGGGACTGCCGCAGACGTTGCCGTTCGCGCTGCGATTTATGTTCATTGTAAACGCCCGGCAACAGTGATTGAGAAACTGTTTGCTGTCGGAACTGGAAGCGACGCCACCCCCGCTACAATGGTATTTGAAGGTAGTATTACTCCAGAAGAAGTTCAAGAAGTCCGGGAGTCATAATGGCTGGGGACATTAAGTTACAATATGTTGCGTCAGTAGCTCCTACAGTTACAAATCTTCATTCGTTGGCGTCGGATTCTGGAGCATATTTGGCAGGCTGGACAAGCAACAGCGTAAACAATCTTTCAGATGAGTATCTGGATTATATGTACTCCGGGACGTTTACCACCGCCGCTAGCAATCGGGCGGCGGGTGACATTAGAGTATATGTTATAGGGGCGTTGAATGACACTCCCACATGGCCCGCAACTGCGTCAGGCACCATCGGAACTCAAGGTGCTTTGTCATTTACTGACGTAGAAGAGCGCGACAGTTTATGCCGCTTGCTCACAGTGATTACAGCAGATACAACGGCAAGCTCAATTCTTACTTTCCCCCCGACAGGAATTGCACAGTTGTTTGGGGGATGGGTGCCCCCGTACCACGCTTTGTTTATAACTCAGAACGTTAGCACCACGACTACAGCAGGACTGGCCGCATCGGGAAGCGCAATTTACTATACTCCGGTATCTGCCCAATACACAGGTTAATTCATGGCAGCAATTATACTGCCCCATCAGTGGACCCGTCAACCGCAAATACCTGTAGGAGTTGATTGGGGAAATCCGCTAACAAACAAACTAAAGTTTGCCACAATCCCTGGGGTTGCCTTGACCAATGCAACCCAACAAAGTGGTATGGGGACGCGGGTAAATGCTCCTACCAATAACGTTGATAAATATGGTAAAAGAGTAGACTTTGTAGCGGCGTCATCTCAGTACATAGATTACGGCTCCCCTCCCGACATTACAGGTGACATGACGGTGTTGTGCTGGTATGTGCAAAACAGTTTGCCCACGACGGGGTACTCAAGCCAACTTGTCGCGCGAGACAACAACACCGGCAATCGCTCATACACATTCGACATTGGGAATTTTGCGTTAGCCGCAGACAGTGGCCTTCGCTTTTACGTCAATGGTGGCGGGTCACTTGGCGTCAACCACATCACTGAGCAGCGCAAGCCCATTGCGGGCGATGATCGCATGGCGGTGGCGGTGTGGAGCCCATCGACAAATTATTCGGCCCTGTACGCAAACAACGTCGGGGTGGGGCTTTCGACGGCGGTGACAAACCCGCCAACCGCCAATAACAATTTATGGGTTGGGGCAAGGCAGTATGCTGGTTTTCAGGAACATCTAGACGGTTCCATTCGGCTTGTGTGTATCTGGGCAAGGCGACTGTTAGCGGCGGAGATTGCAGCTTTATACACAAATCCGTGGCAAATCTTTGCTCCTCTGCCCCGCCGAATGTGGTTAGGCGTGGGGACCACATCAGGGGGTTCAGTGTACAACCCTTATTTTTATCAACACATAGCTGGGATAGGAGTATAAATGTTAAAGAATACAGCCAGCCAAAAAGTGATTGTATTTGCTTTTGATAGCACTACAAACCTCCCGAAGACGGGAGATGCAGCAAATATAACTGCTTACATTTCCAAAGACTTTGGGGCTGTAACTGCTCTTACAGATACTTCTGCTACTGAGATGGATGCTACGAATGCTAAAGGGTATTATCTATTTGACATTACTCAAACTGAAACTAACGCTGACACTATCCACGTAACAGCTAAAAGTAGCACAGCAAACATTGTTGTGGTTGGTGCCCCAGCAGCCATCTTCACCTACCCAACTGGGGGTATAGCTAGTCCGACAAACATTACAGCGGCCTCGGGCATTACCGTAGCCACAAATAATGATAAGACAGGCTACAGCCTCAGCCAGACTTTCCCAACTAACTTTAGTGCGTTGGCAATCACTGCCGGTGGTGCAGTCACTGTTGGAACTAACAACGACAAGACAGGTTATACGGTTAGCACAGTGTCGGACAAAACCGGGTACTCTCTCACAGCAGTAACCGGCCTCGGAAACCAAACCGCCAACATTACCGGCAACTTGTCAGGAAGTGTTGGAAGCGTTTCCGGAGCGGTTGGCTCTGTTACCGCCGGGGTTACAGTCACCACCAACAACGACAAAACTGGATACACTGCAAGTACTGTATCTGACAAGACAGGTTACTCGATTGCTACTGGCGGTGTGGGTACAGGAGATATTGATGCTACGGCTCTTAATGAAATCGCCGATGCTATCTTGGATCGAGTTCTGTCTGCTGGTGCAGATAGCGGTGCAGACACTACCTCCGCAAGAACTGTACGCCAAGCTTTGCGCGCTCTACGAAACCGTGTAGCCATTGCTGCCGGAACAATGACAGTGTACAAGGAAAACGACACTACAGCTTCTTGGACTTCTACGATGACTCGTACAGCGGGTGATCCTATCTCTGAAAGCAATCCGACATAATGAAACTGCTAAACTGGATATTTAAATACTGGGGACTAATGTTGGTCCCCATCCCTGAGCAGGCGGATACTACAGAGCTTGACAAACTTGCTAAACAGTTTGTGGATCAGCTCAATGAAGATCGGTTCAAGGATACTTCAGGGTTGTATAAGCGCAACCAAGTGCTCCGCATGCTTATGAATCACTTTCCTGATGCTAGGGAACGTGACTTAGTCTGGGCTATTGAAAATGCTGTACGTAGGTAGCGTCTGGACTTGGGGCACAGACGGTGCAGGCGGCTCTACTACTGATCATACTGGTGTATCTCTTCATGATGGAGTTACGGAGTACACTGGAGTCTCAGTATCACGGACTCGCGGCGTATCTGGGTACATCAATTACTTTATTGGACTAACATGCAAAACTATCTCAAACTGGGTAGCTGGAATGTCATCTGTGATGTCTGCGGCCGTAAATTCAAAAATACGGACGTACGAAAGCGTTGGGATGGTTTAGTTGTATGCGATGGGGATTATGAGACACGCCATGTGGCGGACTTCATTAGAACAAACCCAGAGCGCAACAATGTTAAAGATGCCCGACCAGAGCAGGCTGACACCTTTGTAGACGTACCATACATATCTACAGACACAACAATTTACTGTACTACTTTAGGATCGACGGGGGTGGTTGGACTTGCCGTTGTCGGTTGTGCTAGAGTTGGAAAAGGACTTCCTATATGAGTGACACTACTTTCGTAACTGGCACCACAGTTATTACTTCGAACTGGGCACAAGATGTAAACACAGTTACGTACCGACGTGGTGTTGACATTCAGTTCTACGGCGCTGTCGGCGACGGTACTACCGATTGCACATCCGCGTTTAATAGCGCCGTTGCCGCACTTCCGTACGGCGGGACAATCTACGTACCAATCGGCACGTACAAAGTCAGTTCCGCCATTACCCTGACCGCTGGCATTACTATCCAAGGAACAGGTCCAACCTCATCTACAATTACCACTTCCTCGGCTTCAGCCAATATATTTGATCTGGCAGCAGGTTGTGCAGTGATGGATTTGAAAATGATCAGCTCCGTCACTAGGACCACCGGCTACTATGTGAACATTCTAGGGAACGGGTGTACTGTAGATAATTGCGAGTTTGAGAATTACTACATCGGAGTCTCGGCTGGAACTATCCCCGGAACGCTGATTGTTGCTCCCCGAGTTTCCAATTGCCGCTTTAGGACTCCTGCGGTCAGTTCCGGGTCTGGTGGCGTCCAGTTCATCTACTGCTCGAACGCCGAGATGTACAACGTTATTATGACGGGTGAAGTGGGAACACAAGCTAGCTTTGGGCTCAGGATTCAAGCTGGAGACACGGCATTCATTGACTCCTGTAACATCACGGTGCATGGTAAAGCTTTGCTTATGGACACCCCTGCAGGGTACTCCATGTTTGCCCTTGACATCACTAGCTGCTGCTTCGACAGTGCCGGGGTTATTACTGGCCCTAGCAATGCTAGCAACGCTGAACTGGTTCCTGCCGGTGACATTAAAGACACTAAGATTACAAACACATGGTTTGGAATTTCAAGTGCTGCTCACGGGTGTGTACTTAGCCCCACAGGCGCAGGGACAATTAACGGCATTGAGTTTGTTGGTTGTGAGTTTGTGGACAACGGCGACAACGGATTGTACGTGGTTGGGTCAGCCGTCACCAACTGGAAAGTCACAGGTGGCTGGGCAGCAGGCAATACCAACAAAGGTATCTATGTTAACGGCGCTTCGGTTAACTTCACTATTGTCGGCTTTGCGGCAGGGAACATTGCGGGACGCGGAACTAACGACTATGGTATTGCCTTGTCTGCTGCTGCCAGTGACAAGTTTGTAATTGCTGATTGTAATCTGGAAGGCAACACCTCCGCCAATATGTTTGACGGTAGCACCGGAACCAGCGGGATTATCACAGGGAACAGAGGGTACAACTGGGGCAGCTTTACTACCCTGACCCCTAGCGGAAGCCCCTATATCTACACTGCGGGGCATTCTCCTGAAGTTGTATATGTATATGGTGACACCGTGTCCGCGATATCGCAGAGCGGGATTCAAATTGCCTCCGGGTCTAATCTAGCTATAAGTTTGGCCCCAAATGAAGCATGCGGTATTACATACACAGTAGCACCTACTGTTAGAAAGAAAGTTCTCTAATGACTACATCTAGCTCATATGATTGGGAGATGACTCGTGATCAGATTGTTACTGACGCTCTTCGTAAAGTAGGGGCTATTGATGAAGAGGCTACTCCCACCGCAGCACAGCTTTCTCTAGGGGCTCGCACACTCAACGGCACCGCCAAGTTGCTTGCAGGACAGGCGGGAATGCCTTTGTGGGCAATCAAAGAGACAGCGATTACTTTAACTGCCACCAACAGCTACACGTGCGGGATTAGTCAAACTGTCAACATTGCCAAACCTTTGAAGATCATTCAGGCTTGGCGCAGGACTAGTTCAATTGATACTCCGGTTAGGATAATCTCAATGGATGAGTATAACGCCCTTGCTAATAAAACTAGCACCGGGCCTCCCATCCAAGTGGCCTACCAACCAGATGTGTCTACAGGAATTCTTCGGGTATACCAAACCCCGGACACATATTCAATAGCCAACACCACATTGTATCTCCGGTACCACCGCCCGTTCCAAGACTTTGATGCCAGCTCAGATACTCCTGATTTCCCAAATGAATGGAGTCTTCCTCTGGTGTTTCACCTCGCGCTGGCCTTAAGTCCAGACTACGGTGTACCTAAGCAGGACAAATCTGATCTT